TCTTCATTTGCCCTGCGCTGCGAGCACAGTAACTATCACCCTTTTTAGTACCACTTGATACTTTGTAGCCTTTTGCACCGTACCGGACAGTCTTCTTGCCGGTCTTGGTTTTGACCACTTTCTTAAACTTTTTATTACCTGTGTATGGCATTAGATGCTCTTTTCTGTTGTCAGGAAAGCATCCAGCCCTTCTGCTTTCAGGCGTTTCACAATGTCTTTACCTGTAATGTTACGGTCACTTATTACGTCAAAGCCTTCACGCATCCATTTCTCAATCACTACTGTGGGTATAGATGCCACACGCATGAACTCGCCCTCACGCTGTTCTTTAGAGGCGTTGCGCTGCTCTTTGATATCAGCTAACCACCGGTCATCGATGTGCTGCGTATGTTTTCTAATGACACCATCAGCTGAATCCTCAAACGCAAAGTCAGGGTCAAGCAGATTGATGCCTTTGGTATTTGTCTCAATAGTCATATTTCACTCCTTAATGGAAAGGGCGACACCATGGATAAGGAGAGCAAAACTCCATGGTGCCACCCAATTAGTTTATTAGGACAGGCCGGAAATCATACCGTCTGCATCGTAATTCATGTGTTTGAGTGAATACTCACCAACCACTGCGTGTGTATCGCCATCGGCTGTTTTACCTAAAAGTGTACGTGAGAATGGTCTCAGTACGCATGAGCGCCACATTGATGGGTCAATCAGGAATGCATGAGTAGACTTTTGGAACCTGTTTAACACCACTTTGTACTCGCCAAATGGTGAAACATATAGGTCAACAGCATTCGTTAAAGTTGTATTCCCATCGTTGAAGTTACGGTATCTACCAGAAGCTCCGGTAAAGCCAGCAACGATACGTGAATCAGCAGCCTTAATCATGAATACTGATGGGTCACCACCGTCATCATACACATCCTCAGCAAGGTCTAGGAATTTAGCCTCTGTAAGTGCGTCTGTTGCGTTGGTTCCTGCATCTACATCATTGTTAATCTGCTGGATGGCTGAATCCATCTCACGGGCAACAGATGAAGAACCAGTTACCTTTGCATTATCCTGACCAACAAAAGCAAATTCTAGGTCTCTTTTTATCTCTTTCAAAACCTTAGATAGCTGATATGCAGTTTCCTTGGCTCTACCATAAGTTTTAATAGCATCCGCTGTTGCAGATACCTCAAACACCTTGGTAAGGATTTGCGTATTATTGGTTCTTAGTGTGGTAGCTGTCTGTGAACCTGCTGTAAATGCTGCTCCTTCAACGGCTTTGTTATCAGCTGCTGCTGCGAGGCTATCTTCTTGCCACTCAAATACACGGGCTGCAACCTTTTCAGACTTAATCATAGATTGAAAAGGTGTAGATGTTGGGCTGATATCCGTGATAATGTCCGAAACGTCTTCGGCTTTACCCACTTGATCATAGGTTGTATAAACTGCCATTGTTAATCTCCATAGATAGGCTAGTTAGTTTTGCCATCTAGACATAATTAGGTCAGCCATATCATCGATGTCTGTGGAGCTACGCACCTTCTTAGCCAGCTTTGCAGTGTTTTGTGCTCTGACCTGCTGTGCATTAGGTGGTGACTTCTTCGACTTGAGAACACGTTTAGCAGGTGCCTTCTTTTTGCTTGTAGCCACTTTTTTACCCTCGTCATATAGTTTTGCTTTATGCAAAATCTGTATCACTACAGGGTCTACATACTGGTCTACTTGCTCTTGTGGCAGTCCCTGATTTACAGCATACGCCCGTATATCGTTATACAGGTTGTTACTCCAATCAGGTATTTCCTGCTGTAGCACGTTTACGCACTCTTTGGCTTGCTGCTGCAGGTTTGCTTGCTGCTGCTTCTGCAAATCACCATAGAATGCATCTGCTTCTTCTGTGAGAAACTTTAGATTGTCATTAGCCTCTTTTGCTTCTTTACGGAGCTGGGCAAAATCTTCATCGCTCAGCTGCTTGCTGGCGAGCATCATGTCCACTTGTTCGTAAGGCTTTGCACGTTCTTGAGCTTGCTCAATCATCTTCTGCAGGACAACGTGTGATTTCTCAATCGATGTTTCAGCTTCTTTTCTTAGTCTAGCTGTTTCTTGAGACTTTCTAGTGAGGCTTTGCTCTTGACCATAAAGGCGCTTCAGAGAGGCGATACTAGCTTGCTGTGTTTCACCATCGACAATGATATCAACAAGAGTGTCATCTGAAAGCTCGTCAGATGTTTCTTCCTCTTCTTCGTCTTCATCAGTGTCTTCTGATTCATCATCATCAGCTTCTTCTGTTTCTAGGTCGTCTTCTTCGGTTTCTTCAAGCTCAAGCTCTTCTTCCTCTTCTATCAGCTGCTCTTCGTCTGTCTCTTCGACTTGTTCAGCTGTCGCCTCTTCATCTTGGTCGGATACCTGTTCTTCTTCAGGGTCTTCCCATTTCTGGAGAATGGCTGCTTCAGCATCTACTTCACCCCAAGCATCTAGGGGCAGTTCTTGCTGTACTGAGGGCATCTTTGGGTCGCTCATGGTAGACCTATTCCTCTTCGTTGTTGTTACGGTTGCTTATGATGTTGTCACGTACTGCTACACGCTGTTGTAGTGCTTGATGTACGTCAACGAGACCACGATACTGGTGATACAGCTTTTCACGGTCTTTACTCTCTTCTGGTGCGGAATTGACAAAAGACTGAAACGCTGCGTGGACAAGACTGTTTGTGACTTCCACAAAGGTCTCATCGTTAAGCAGCTTTTCAGCCAAATCGCCATCTTGTACCAGTTGCTCTTCTTTAGGTTCGGACATAGCTTCTCCTTATCCGGTTGGTGATACAATCCCACGCTTATCTTCTGTGGTCTTGAGTATCTCAAGCTCACCTTCATCGATAAACTTCTTGTGGGCGAATTGTGCCTCTTTCAAGTCCATACTGTCGGACTGAAGGGCGTGTGATGCCTGAGCTTTAATCTGTTCTAGCTCTAGCTTCATCTGTGCAATCTGGGCATCATGTTGCGCTTTCAGCTCAGCAACTGCTGTCTGGCGCTCATTGATTTCCATTTGCTTCATTGCCATCTGCTGCTGCATCTCTGCTGCAGGGTCAGGCTGTGGCGGTGGCAGCTGGTCAGGACGTGTGATGTAGTCATCCACATTCATGATGTCCTGCTTCTCTAGTACTGCCTTCATTAGTTTGTAGCGGTTTTCTGGTGTGTAGAACGGCTGCAGGGCTGGGTCTTGGCTAAACAGCTGGTGTACCGCCAAATACTTAGCTGCTTCACGCTCACGCTCGCCATAGCCTAGTGATAGCTCTACAGCTACATCACGTTTGTCTGCCCATGAAGATGGGTTTACCTCTACATAGTTACCAGCCAGCTCAACAATCTTCTGCTGCTGCTCATTTTCTACAACCAGCCTGTACACCTCATGGAATAGTGGCTTTAAAAATTGGCTAGCAAAGTTACGGGCTATAATCTTCTGCCGCTGCTGCGACATGCTAGCCAGCTGCTCAACCATAGCAGCGCTGTTCTGCTTGCTCACTGCATCCTTGTTGGTACCTTTGGCTAGTGAGCTGATGCCGGATGTATCCTCTGCATCATCTTCTAGCAGCTGCAGTGTCTGGAAGATAAACGGGTTCAAAGGTGCCTGTGGTATCGGTGAGATACCATCAGCCCTAGTTACGTTTACGAGGCCGCCCACTCTATTATCAATGAGCTCTCTGGGATTAGTCATAGAGCCTTTGACAACCATGTACCGTGGGTTATTTGTGATTACAGCATGGTCTAGGATGCTTCTGGTTAATACAGACCGTGCATTCTGTGTAGATACAATCTTGTCTGCGTAGTTAGCACCATGAAATGCATGTGGGATAGGTATAGGAACAAAGCAGCAGAATGGCATCCGGTCTACTTCATACATATCCAGCAGCGCATTGCCGGCCTTACATACTTTATGCAGCCGTGCGGTGCCGGTGCCATCTGGGTCTAGCATGATGTAACATTCGTACACCATGACGTTACGTACTTGGTCTTGGTAACCCTTGGCATTGAAGCCTCTGTCTGAGCCTATGTCATCATGACGGGCTAGTACCTCTGGGTCTGTTTCCATCTCCACGTCATCATGGTCATCACCAATAGCATCGATGATATCCTCGCTGTAGCCCATCTCACGCAGCTCAGAGATTGTCTTACGCTCTCTGTGTGCACAGAAGTTTACTTTATCTAAGCTGATAGCTTGTGGCTCGATGACGAAGCTCTCAGGGCTGATGCTCTCGATAGCTACTTGGCTGTTATCTACTTCAACTGAAACGCTGCCGCTAATAAGGCCAATCTCATCTGTCTCACTGTCTTCTAGCTCTACACCCTCTTCTGCAATGAGCATATCCAGCTCATCTGGTGTCAGCCGGTCAAACTCACGCAGCTCATAGTCAATACGCTCATCCCAGTAGACTTTGGCGATACCTACTCTGGCTACCAGTCCATCGTGGATCACATCTGACATCACAGAGTGCAGGTCATTCTGACGGAACATCACGTAGTCTGTGTACTGTGAGCAAACCTCAGCTAGCTCAACGTCATCTGCGTTCTGTGGTGCAAATGAGGCTATGCGTCTACCGGCTGAGAATGTTTCCAGCAGCGCAGCCTTCATACTGTTTACTGCATCATATACATCTTGAGATACATACTTAGAATTACCGTCATGAGCTGGCTTAGGAAGGGTTGCGTTGTAGTAATCAGTTACTCTTTTGCGTTCTACAGATAGCTGGCTATCGTAGTACCCGACAGACCGTGCAATGTTGTCTTCGACAATCTTTACAACTTGGTCGTCTTCTAATGGTTTATAATCATCTATAGCCATATCTTATACCATCTCAATATATAACTCATCGGGGGTCTCCACTGGCTCCCAAGCGCCTTCATGAACGTAATTTGCTAATGCTAAGCTCATCACGCAGTCATCAAAGCAAGACGGCTCAGCTTCCATGCTGCCGCTGTCTGTCACTACATAAGTGAGCATCTCTCTTATTGTTGTTTTATGATTGAGCTCTAGCTCGCCTTCACGCATCGCAGCTCGCAGCTGGTCAATGACTAAAGGCTTAGTTTTAGCTGTAGTGCTAAATCCTAGCTTCACTGTTTCACGGTCAGTTACTTTGTCATGTTGTATTTCGGTGTAGAAATTAGGATAAGCAAAGTCTTTACCCAGCCTAGTACATGTCAGGATACCATGACCGTTGTTCTCTACGCAGATAAGAGCTTCGTTATAATACGAACCAAGCGCCTGTAGTATCTCAGCGTAGTAATCCGGATGCACTTGACCACGCCAAGTAGCCACCTGACGTTTCTTACTGTCCAGCACTTGTGCCACAGACCAGTCGCCATTTCGCACACCCATTGCCACATCAGCGCCAATGACATATCTCTCACCCTCATCATGTTTACGGTATGTTGTAAGCTCGCCCCTGCTGTGGTGGTTCCATTCACCATCCTCAAGGGCAAGCCTCTCTTCCACATCTCTGGTTTCTTCCAGCAGCTCAATAAGCTGGTCAGGATTGAACACAGGCCGCCCAGTGGTTAGGAAAGCCTCATCTGGGTAGCTTGGATATTCCTGACGGAAAAGGTCGATACCATTTTGTGCGATTTTACGCCTACGGAACATAAGCTGCTCGTCATCTAAGTCATACTTATCAACTAGCTCTTCTTCTTCCGGTGTGCGTTCAAACTTACTGGTTACGGTCTCTCTATATTCTGGGTCGGCAAACCAAGGTATAAACACAGGCACGAACCCGTTGGTGCCCTCAGTTGCCCCCTTCCATAGATTATAGAAGGTACCGTTTACCCCGTTAGCTGTACTCTCGATAAATATTGCGGTATCTGGCGTATTCGGAACAGCTTGTACCAAACCGTTCCAAGTTTCCTCAGCCGTAGACTTAGGCCAGAAAGCCAACTCTGATGCGTGTACGCATGAAAGTGTTTCTCCTCTGCCCACGGCTTCACCGCCAGCTGTGGCAACAACGTATGAGCTGTCCAGAACATCAAATGACAATTCCCTTCTGCTAGAGTACTTGGTATGAGGTTTCAGTATCTCAGGGCAGTTCTCATGATATCTTTTAGTCATGTCGAACAGCGCTCTGGTACTGTCGGCATGGTGCGTAATCACCATGGCCTTGCGAGCCCTATTCTGGCTCACAGTGAAGTACAGGTAACCACCCACGTAAGTGGATAGCCCCTGCTGCCGTGCCTTCAGGATAATCACCCTGACACGTCCTTCACTTTCAAGCTGTTTGGTTACAGCCTCATCAAGTATCTTCTGGGCATTGTTCAAAACTAAAGGGGCTACATCGCCCCTTTTAGTTCTAATCTTTAATGCAGCTTTGGAGTAATAACTAAAGTCAGTGAGCAGTCTCTTGCGTACTGCTTTCAGTTTCTTGTCCATGCTGCTGCTCTTCTTCTTTTAGTAGTCCTTCTAGGAAGCTCTCAGCTTGGCTGATAGCCATCTCAGATTTAGTGGCTGGCTTCTGTTTAGTGAAATCTAGTACCAGTCTAGCGGCCTGTAGCCGGTCTCTGGTGGCATCTGGTGAGCGCATTATCTCCACAGCTGTGGTCAGCGCCTCTTTAGCGTAATCATCTTCTACGCCTATCTTCTTTGCCATGACTTCTACTACCCTTTCTGCCTCTTCACGCTTCTCTTTACGTATAGGCTCTATAGTGTGTTTGCGGTGCCCGTCCGGAACCCCTACTGGTCGCCCAGCGTTCTTACGGGGTCTGGATGACCACTCTTTTCTCTTAGCCCTGCCCTCTGGTGTGGACATCAGCGTAGAAAAGTAGTTGTTTTTAGGGGCTCGCTGGGGATGGCTGCCGTTGCCCCACCTAGATGGAGCTTTTGCACGTTGCTTTCTTGGTTTATTTGTCATATAAGCTCTCCTCATGCGGTTCCGTAGCTCAACTGGATAGAGCAACAGACTTCTAATCTGTAGGTTGAGGGTTCGAGTCCTTCCGGAATCGCCATTATGCTGACAGTGCACCAGTTCCTAGTGATAGTGCAGCCTTCTTGTCTTCTTCTTCCTGTTCACCTTGAATTAGCGTAGCCAATACAGCAGCTACAACAGCCGCCAGTGGTGCACTGTAGAATTGTACAATCTTGGAAGATGGTGAAGATGCTCTGTTTAGTAGCGTAGCCACTACAGCAGCTGCAGCCGGTGCTTGCTTCTTGAAACCTTTAGGGTCTGTGAGATAAGCACCAATCATATCAGCTGCTAGCTCTTGTGGTGTTTGCAAGTAAGTATCTTCATGGCGTATCATGTCCTCACGGAGAGGTCTTGTGTACGCTTCCATATCAATAGGGTTATAGCCCCTTCTCTTCGCCGCTCTAAGACGGTTCTCTAAAGATTGATACTCACGTCTGGTACGTACCTGACCAGCTTCGGTGTTTAGTACACCAAGACGCTGGAAGTTAATCATTTCATCGATGATTTCCTTCGCATCAGTATCACTGATTTGCATCTGCATACCTTCGATATCACTGCGTTTACCGTCTTTAGTGCCAGCAGCGTCAATAATCTGCGTTAGGTATGCTCTAAATGTATCACTATACAGAGCTCTTGGCTGTGTGAGCTCACCTTGTGGATTAGAGTATTTATTAAACTGCTGCTTGGTAGGTTCCATGCTGTTATAAGGTAGGCGCTCAATACTGTGACCTAGCTCATGCATCATAGTCCAGATACTTTCTGCCATACCCATCTTGTATGTCTTATTAGGAGCTAGAGATGCAACAACACCTTTAGATTTCTGACCAGTCATTCTATTGACTACATCTTTTTCTGGGTCAGCCGCACTTAATAGAAGACCAAGCACACGCTCATTACGTGGTATTCTAGAACGGAATGAATCTTTAATATCACGCTTCATCTCTGTAGCGTTCTTATAGATGTTAAAAACATACCCCAGAGCTTCACCCACTTTTTGGGCTGCTTCTGGGGTCAAACCGTTTTCAAATGGTGTACCAGCCATACCTACAGGAATAGGTTTGTCAGCTGGTAGTAGCTGCTCGATAGCTTCGAGCTGCTCTCTTACGTTTTCAAGCGAGGCAGGTCTGCTGGGGAGCTTATCAGTCTGTCCGTATCTAGTATCGAACCCTCTGCTAAACTCTGTTGATATTTCTTCTCCGCTAGCTGTACCAGACCGTTCACCAGCTCCTGCGTCTTGTTCGCTGCCGCTGCCTGTTCCACCAAAGAGCCTTGCTCGCTCTGCTTCGGGGAGTGCTTCTTGGATTTGGTCATTTGTAATCCCTTCTCTATCAGCAGCAAGTATAGCTGCGTCTAAATAGTCGTTATCCTCACCCTTACCAGCTGCAATGCCTAGCTTACGTGCTAGCTGCTTTTCTGGGTACCACATAAGAGCTTGGAAGTCTGCTGTATTTATATCATATCCTTGCTCAGATAACAACTCACGGGCACGGTTCACAACGTCACGCATATACTGTCTTTCACCACCACCAGCTGGTGTTGCTTGTAGCTGCGGTGATAGGTTCAATACATGTGTGCCGGTTGCTTTGAATAGAGCTGGCTTTGCATGATTTACACCATTCTGCTTTTTATAGTTCCTATAGTATCTCTGATATTCATCATTGAGAACACGGATGAATGGGTCGAACCTAGCTGGGTCTGAATATAAGCCTTTACGTGTCTCACCTGCTCTTTTAATAGCACGGTCAATGACCTTATCCATCTGCTGGTTATCTGAGAGCTTCGCTTGCATTGCTTTCTTTGCGTCACCATCAGGCATATCTTTCAGAGCTTGTTTTTGCTCTTTAATCTTTGCCTTTATGTCAATCATGCCACGCTTAATCTTATTACGGTTCTTTTGCATTGTGGCTTCATCTTTAGGCGGCTCAAATGGTCTGCCTACCAAACGGTTCCACATACGCATCCACCACAAGTCAGCAGTCAGCGGCTCATAATTACCTCGCAGGTTCTGATAGAAGCCTTGTCCAATCTTAGCCCCTAGCACATAGCTGCCTTTTACCATTGTATCTTGGTTTTCTTGGCTGCCTAAGCTGAAATCAGTTTTATTTGCTTCATTGAAATCAGCTAGGAAGTCATTGAGCTCACGTACAGTAAAATCTTGGTCTAAGAACATGTCTATAGGCATGTTTGCACCTGAGCGTTGGTATGCATTGTAGAACACAAAGCTAGAAACCATAGCTTTATTACGTTCACCACCCTGCTTAAAGTCCTCTGGCATATTACCTGTGTCCAGATACTTTCTAAATGCATCAAGAGCATACTTGAAGTTCTCTGTAACGGCCTGTCCGTTAGATGTGACAGCAAGTGCATAGTCAAATGCTGCTTCATTACCATCTATACGTGGTTCTACCAGTCTAATTACAGATTTAGCTGCTTTCAGCTTTGCGTCATACCAACCAATAGCATTACCATCACGCTGCAGGGCTCTTAAAGCCTCTGTAGCCATCATTCTGGCTATCCTATCAGTGTTTTCAGGTGTATATTCTAGCGGTTCGTTTAGGCCAGAGCGTTCCATCCAGCGTTCATGCAGCTCTCCATAGGCTGCTTCTTTCTTTGTCTTCTTTACTGGCTTGAATGTTCCAGCTTGCATCTCTGCAAACTCTGCATCAGTAGGTAAAATGTCTACAGCTGTCAGTCCGATATCATCACCGATACCGAATGGGTCACTTTCGGCTGCTAAGAGACCACCATCACTGCTAAATTCAAGCAGAGGTGTGTCTTTAGGTACGATTTTAATAGTGTCATAGATAGGTGCGATACGTCCTGACGACTTTATCTTAATCTCGCCTATCTTACGTCCATATTGCAGCTCACCGAAGCCTCTAGGACGCATTGTGGGCTCATCCTGCTTGCTACCATCGGCTCTAAGAGGCTTTCTATAGAGCTCTGTAGGCACATCTGCTTCATATTGTAGCGCAAACTGGTGGCCTTCTTTGTTGTGGTCTACTGTAACAATGAATGACTGTGGTAGGTTTTGTGGATTGTCCACCCATTCATACAGGTTAGGACGCACTAAGTTACTGTGCCAGCGTGTGCCGGTCTCTTTTGTAGGTCTGTTAGCTGTGTCTGGGTCTACTTCCATACGGCCTCTGCCGTTATCGCCTACATATACCCGTGCACCTGCGTATGTATTACCTGTCACATCGTCTTGACCGGCTTGATAATTACCTTGGTCTACGTCTACACCATCAATCTTTTTGTAAAGTGCTTTTGTTTTAGGGAAAATACCCATGCCGCCACCAATATCTGGTACAGCCATAAAGTTAGTTTCTAGCTCATCCATGTCAGAGGCTTGCTGCCCGATAACACGGTTGATGTATGGCATCAGGTATGTGTTAGCCAGCTCAGGCTGCTGCATCTTAGCTTCAGCTTCAGCTGCTATCTCCATAGCCTTCTCAGCTGGGTTGCTGCCTAAGTTACTGCGAAGGTCAGCTAGAGCTGTTATAAGTGCCAGCTTGTCTAGCGGTGAGATGTTGGGGTCATTATTTACAGCTTCTACCAGTGCGGTGTTAGCTGCTCTGTTATCCTCGATGCCTCTGATGTAGCCAGCTGTTTCTGCAGGTGATGCTGCAGCTTGCTGTTGCTGAGGTGCAATAGGTGTGCGGTCACGTTCTACTGCGTTGTTATCCATATAGGTACGCATTACACCAGCTATGGCTGACATGTTGGGTATGCGTCCACCTTCCATGATGCTCTTAATCATGGCTTTAGCATCTTGGCGGTATGTTTCATTCTCAGATATCTGGTCTAGGAGGTCTACAGCTCTTTGTGGGCTCAGACCCAGCTCATCGAGTATCTGCTGCTGTGGCAGCACCGGTGAGAAGCGTCCGTTTTGCTCATAGATAGACTTATGGATGTCTGTCGCACGTTCTGCATCTTCTTGTGCGCTGCGCTTCAGTGCCTGTGCTTCACGTCTTCTGGCTTCACGTACAGATGGTGAACCGGACGTATCTATGCCATCATTTGCGTTGAGATTGTCTCTTACGTACTTAGCAACTCTGCTTCTACGGCCTGTTAGAGCGTCCACAGAGCGCCCCGTTAAAACGGCAGCACCTTGTACCGCTGGAATTAAGGGGTTAATGTAGCCCCCTGCAAGGGTACCTAGCACCCGTGTTGGGGTCTCAATTAGGCTTCTGTCTGAGTAGCCAACATTGGTTGGGATAGGTGACAGCTGGTCTGTAATCTTAGATAGGCCACCTACATAACCTTCATTGTGAATAGTTGTCAGCTCATTCATCTGACGCATTAGCGACAGCATACGCTGGCCTTCTTGTGTCTCTCCAACCAGCCGGTTTACAGCTTGCATCTCTTCGACACCTACTGTGCTTTTAGCTTTGTTACGAGCTTCACGCTGCGCTGCGATAGCCATGACTTTATCGATGACTACAGACAGCTCATCATTATCTGTAACGCCCAGCTGCGTTTTCAGGTCTCTAGCCAGCTGCTTGATTTCTTCAGACATCTGGATGTGCGCTTTGTCTACAGCTTCACGGGCTCCAGTTGTGCTGCTTTTAGCTACGTTATTTAGGTTCAGGTTATTAGCTTCTGCAATCCTGTTTAGACGTGTAGCTAGCTCTGTGGCGGCCTGTGGGTCGTTACCCACCATAGCAGGGTTAAGGGTATCACCCAGCTCAGTCAGTCTTTGTGCACCAGCTTCTCTGGTTGCTGTACTTACTTTACCTGATAGTGATGGAGCTTCTATGCCAGCTCTAACACCACCACCATATGTACCACCCAGAATAGATGCATCGATGCCTCTATCCATCAGCTCTGTGGGTGTATAGGTAGCGCCTTGAGATACAGCACCAGCTACGCTTGCACCTTCCTGTGCTAGCTCAGTGGCACCCTCAGCGCCAGCTGCTTTAGTTACTCTACCTGCATAAGCTGATGCTGCTTCACCGAAGCCTTTGTCTCGCAGCTCCTCGATGACTTCACCGGCTGTCATCTTAGCTAGCTTTTCAGTCGGGATAACTTTACCTGCACCAAACTTATCTAAGAAGCCTATGAGTGCACCGACACCAGCAGCGACTTTTGCATCATAGCTGCCTGTCTTCTCTTCCATCTCTTGTGCAGCTTCACCTGTACCCATGAGCATAGAGCCACCTAGTGTGGCAGCACCACCACCAGCCACCAGCCACGCTGGAGCACCTAAGAGTGCAGCAGCAGCAGTAGCACCTGTACCTAAGATGGCAGCACCACCAGATGCAGCGTTCTCTAGTAGCTTCTCACCTAGTGCTGGCAGGAATGTACCTTGCTCATAGTTTTCACGTAGAGAGCCACCATACTGAGGCTGGTAGCCACCCTCTTTTATGTCTTTCTCTTGCTGCGCTACAACGTCACTGCCGTACTGTTTTACGCCTTGTAGTCCTGTGAGGTCACCGGCTACTTCGAGACCTTTACCCAGAAGCTGCTGAGCTCTATCTACGCCATACATGAAAGCGCCATCACGCTGTTGAGGTGCGGCTGGGGCAGCAGGTGCAGCCGGTTGTTGCTGAAGTTGCTTGATGGATTTAGCTATCCTACTTGCGGCAGCAGTATCCCCAGCGGCTTTCGCATTTTGGAAAGCTCGCAGCATAGTCTGTAAGTCAGCCATTAAAAGCCTCTACATGTTAGCGTATGTGTCGATGTCGGATTGTGTCTGTGGGTCTAGACCACCCTGAGCTGATGGCATGATTGCACCAAGCTGTGATAAAACAGCTTCTGAACCTGCAGGGGGTTGATACGGGTGATTACCTACACCATGAATCAATGTGTTATAAACATACTGAAACAGCTGCATGTTATATTTTAGCTGTGCTGGAGACTGGTCTGTTTCCATGTTTCCAAACACGTTCTGCAAGAAGGCTAATTCACGCTCAGATACCTGACCAAGTGCACCACCTGTAGGTGAAGCCTCACGCATAGCCTGTAGCTTATCGAAGCCAGCGTTTGCTTTCATTGTATCAATAAGACCTTTTAGGTCTCTGGCATCAGTTGCAGGTATTATAGATAACCAAGAACCAACCCCAGCTGAGAAATTGCTTATCAATGGTAATGCTCTGCTAATTGAATCATTTACAACAATAGAGCTCATGAGAGCTGATGGGTCTCTTTGGTTATTTTTACTAGCTTCCTGTGCCTTCTGGTAGGCTTCTAGACCTTTGTTGTACTGGTCTGCCTCTGCATTAAACTGGGCTAGTTCTGCAGCACGGTTGTAATCCTGTATAGCACCAAACTCATCAGTCATAGGTGTGAGGAAGTTACCCTGCAGAGCGCCACCATATGTCTTACCACCCATCCTGATTAGTGCTTCATTCATACCAATCTTTTGGTCTGGGAATGATGGTGCTGTCATACTGAATGGTGTCATTTTACGCTGCTGGTCGGTAGAGCGTCCTTGGGTAATGGTCACAGATGGTGTACCATTTTTATACAGGATACCATCACGTACCTCTGGCTGCAGCAGCGCTGGGTCGTTTTCCATTAAAAACTTTCTAGCTTCTTGTGCAGCACGGTCATTCGTCATGTCAGTTGGGGATGTGTCAGGGGGTGTAGCTAGAGCGCCTTTAGCTGCATCTACAAATGCATCATATCCCCTGGTCAAGGCACCACCGAAAGGGTCTGGTGTTTCACCATACTTTGCACGTTGTTGGGCTAGGTATTCTTCATAAGTCATAGTCATAATGATATATACCCCCCACTAAAAGCCGTATGGGTTGTTACCAAAGCCCATACCTCTGCTGCCATATTGGTACATAGGGTTAGCTGGTGACACCGGTGGGGCTGACTGCTGAGGATTGAAGAAGTTCATCATCTGACCACCAAAACCTGCACCAGCTTGGATACCACCAAGAGCAGCACCTAGTCTGTCTACAGTGTTGGCTTGATAGCCAACTGGGTTACGTGGTGCTTTGCCTAGAATGTTAGCCATGTAGTTATTATAAGCATCCATCTCGAAGTCACGGTTGCCTTCGAAACGTGCACGGTCATCATTCATTCTGTTTTGTTCGTCCTGCTGGAAGCCTTTACCCGCATTGACCATCATAGTATTGCCCATGTTGCCTTGGTTGAAGCCTGTGTTATACAGGGTGCCAAGGTTGTTATTAGCTGTAGTCATATTGGCAAACCGGTCATTCTCAGCTTGCATATAATCGTTTTGCAGACGGTTCTGGATTGTGGCTCTTGTGTCGGCCTCACGGTCTGCGAAGCCACGGGCTGCGATAGCGTCAGCTACACCAGCACGGCTGCTATTAGCGTTACCTGAACCGGACGCAGCTATATCGATGCCACGTAGTGTATTCTCTTCTAGATTACGTCTACTATCACGCAGCGCTGCATCTACTAGACCCTGATAGTTAGCTGGGTCTGTTGCGTAGGCTTGTGCGTTACCTAGTGTGTTCTGTGATGCTTGATTGTATAGGTCAGCATAGTTCTGGCCGAAGCCTTTGCCGGTATTCATGAAGTCTACAGCATTATTGTAGCCCATCTGACCCAAGCTACCCATATTGTTGTAACCTTGGCCTGTCAGTGGGTTCATGTTTGCGTAGGTATCACCTTGGTAATAACCTGTATTTAGAATGTCTGTTAGTGCACCTTTACCTCTCCGATACATATCTGTGATGTATGGACGTGCATCTGTGTAACCTCTATTATTAGCTTCGTTAGCAGCATTGATTGCGTCTGACTGTCTTTTAGCGCTGCGGTCTGCAAGTATACCACCTGCAATGCCACCTATAATCTGACCAAACATTTATTAAGTTCCTTTATACATCAATCCAAGCCGTGCCGTTATAGACTACTAGCCCTTCTGAGCCATCGCCTAACGCATCCCATGGGCTTACGTTGTACTTGACCATACCCTTCACTGGGTTAGCCGGTGGCTCGTCCATTACCTCAATGCCTGACACGGCAAGTGACCGGATAGATGCCTCTATTCTCTGCAGTTCGTCCTGCAGGTATCTCATGAACCCCTCTTCGATGATGGGGGCTTTACCTCTTAGGTAGCCATTGATGACTACATTAGTTTTATCGTTTACAGCCATTTCTAATTACACCCTGCCAGTTGTAGTAACATCGAGGTCAAACCCTGACATCTCGAAGTCCTTGTAGTCACTTGCAGCTAAGCTAATTTTGTAGCTCAGGTACCTACCTGATGCCCTGCTGTCTATCTTGTAATCAGTGGCTATATCGAAGGTGGCTGAGGTGGTGTAAGTGGGTGTATTGTTAGGTATGTCTGACGCACCAAACTCAAATGTCATTGTAGTGTCTGAGCTGTTAATGGTGGCTATTTGCGGCAGCAGCCGTGTAATTACTTTATAACCATCGATAGGCTGCCGGATAACATCTAGGTCTATGCCTATGCGCTCAGCAAATGGTGCTTTTGTGGCCTCTGTGTCTACGTTAAAGGCCATGGAACCGGTGTCAGCTAAATCCAAACCATAGAGCTTAGCGCTGCTAATACCGTTATTGCTATCACTGTCGCCCACCATAAGCGTATGGCGATTAAAGCTGTCTTCTTGGTCATAGTATGAGCCACCTATATTATTATAGGTACCAGTTGATGCAGCATAGGTGCTTACTGTATTTACGTTAGCTGTGGTGCCAGCTGATATGTTAGGCAAATCCATAAATGACCATGTGTTGTTCTTATGGTTATATACAGCTGCCCTATTGCATCTATCTGTATCAGGAAATGACACATTCTGGTCACCTGATTGATAACAAAAGTATATCTCATCCAGCACTTTGTTATGCTGTACAAAGCACCTGTCGCTATTCTTAGCGTTCAAACCTGTATAGATAAACTTACGTGTACGCTCGTCACAGATGCTCTGCTTGGTAGTACCATCGTGCATGTAGATGTCATGTGTACCGAAGACGAAATGCTTTCCATCTGCTTCCACTATGCAATTCTGGTTAATTACACCTTCATCACTGAAAAGTTTACGGAAGTTAAAAATAAATGTGCCACCTACAAACTCCATCATTATAGCTTCGGAGCTGCTGTAGATGATGAAGTTGGTGCCAAGCTCCAGACCATCCACGATAGCTGTCTGCATTTGTACTAGGTCGTTAAAGCCAGCTGACTTAGTTGTATCCGATTCATCCCAGCTATCAGGTACACTATTAGCTGTAACTAGGTTCGAGAAGCGCACACGATTAGGATAGCTGGTACTACCCTCTGTCATGTTGAGCCCCAGCAGGAAGTCACCGAAAGGTCTCAGGGATACAGCTCGCCAGTTGCTAGTCCAGTTAGTTAGGTCAGCAAAATTAGTACCAGCCGGCAGCTTAAACACCGGCACCCTGTCCGGTCGATTGATGTACACTACGTCAGCTAGATTAGTTATAGTAAATGGTCGGGGGTCTGAGCTGGCTGATATGGAACCACTGCGGTCTGTCAGTGTAGCGTTGGCATACTCTTTAATTACGTAGTCATCAGATACCAACAGCACAGTATCAAATGTTGTATCTGAGATGTTACCAAAAGCAGCTCTGGGGTCGAACCCTAAGCTGTCTTTGACAGTACGGAATACTGGCGCTCTACGTACCTTGCCCTCATCGTACCGGATGTTGTTAGCCATGGTAAAACCGGTGATAGGCAAGTTGTATGGGTTTGGGTCAGTAAGCACACCTGTGCTACCTAAATCACGGATAGGGAGCGTTGTTGTAGGCATGGCTTTACGTCTTAATGATGTAGTTCAGGATTATTGTAGGCTGTACGTTGTTGTGTGCGCCATCATTACCAGTATTATCGGTATATCTATTTGGTTTAATTGAAGCCCCACCTTGTCCCTCGCCAATATATGGTGTAATGCCACCTGCGTCAGACATATCGCCCATACGGTGACTGTGAGATGGCATCTGCGCTACAGTCAGTGTGTGTGTCTCGCTACCGCCTGTAGCACCTAGAGTGTCGCCGTTCAAACCGCCAGACTGGTTTGTAAGCCTGTTAGCTGAAGTACCGCCCATGTCATCTTGACCTGCGATTACACGGCCTCTGAGGTCTGGCACATTGAAGTTAGAACCTGATGAGCCGTATGTACCACCGATAGCGGCATATAGGTCAGCGTAGGTAGTTTGGTTGATAGCTTGCCCGAAGCAGAATAGCCATCCTGTGGGTACTACTGTTCCTGCGTATGGCATAATCATACCAGCAGAAAACGCAGCGCCTGTAGCTAGGTTAGAGGCAGTAATAGTACCTGCAGCTATATCAGTGCCTGTGATGGTACCATCGGTTATCATTGAGCTGGTGACAGCTAGGTTTGACCCAAGGTAGGTGCGTAGGTCGCTCAGGGCTACCTGTACCATTGTGCCATCGTCATTAACCACGATACGGTCAGCATCCACAAGGGTGGTACTGGTAGCTGCGGTGCCACCATCAGCCACTGTGTTAAGCTCTGTGTGGGTCGCATTGACTGCACCGGTGAGGCTTGGGAATGTTGCTTTGATGGTGGACTTCAGAAGGCGTAGGTGGTCGTCAGCCTGTGCGAGACCATCGGTGGCCGCTGGGTTGGTGGCTACGAGGCTATTGATGTACGTGCCTGTCTCTAGTGCCATAATTTAGTCCTCTAATGAAAAGGGTCTAACAACAACAACAACCAACAACCTTTAGCGGTCTTTTTGAATTGATGTGGCTTATTGACCCATGGGGGGCTGTTTGTATAGGTATGGTACCAGCTGCAGCAGCTGCTATAGCGCTAACCTACTGATAACCTTAGATACTGTAGTATGCTGACTGTTAATCAGCAGGATAAAACACAAGGTACTATCGGTGACATTAGGACATTAGTGAACATTATTAGGGTAAGGCATTATGTCTTCAAAACAAATCGGGACTTAAGCCCACTCATAGTCAACCCATAGTCAACCCATAGTCATCTCATAGACCATTAGCACATGAGGTTGTGGCGTAGTTGTCTTGTGTCACTGCTGACGGACAATCAGCATACTTTGTGTTTATCTCTAGATACTTTTAGTATATCTATAGGGGTGAACATATCTTTTATGGGAACACAGAGGTACGGAGCCTAGCAACATTAGGCATTCTCTGTGTTCCCACCTTAGTTTATCTCAAGTACACGCCTACACCTCTGTACCCATAGACATCACTGGTCATGGTGTAGTGCTTAGGCTCGCACTTGGTCTGCTCGATGGTGACATACGGTAGCTCAGTCAGTAGTGCCTCAGACATCTCTACCAACCGCTGCTCACATGCTTTTATGGTGTCATGTGGGCTGTAGGTATCATCAGCTATCAGACATACAGGCTGACCCATAGTCATCACGCAGAACAATAGGGAAGCATAGTACATATCGTATCATCCTTCCCTCTTTAGTTTCTTGAGTGCACACACAGCACACATCAGCATCTCTCTGATGCGTACTGTCAGCTCTTTTACCTCATTACAATGAGGGCATACTTGGCGCTGGGTCATGATGCTATAGTGGTCTCAATGTCCACCACCTCACATACACCAGCAGTACAGGCTAGCTCTTGGCTAGCTTTGGTATTGTCATCGGTCTCATAGCCCTGCAGCATTGACCAGTCGATACGTACAGGCATCTTAGCTATGAGCTCATTGACTACATCCTCAGTCACTGGGTCATAGACCGGCTGCTGGTATGAATGGTCATCAAATGGCAGGAAGCTAACACCTGAGCAGTCATTGAAGTGCTCATAGACCCATGCACCTACAGCTAACCACTCATGCTCTCGCACATTAATGGTCACTGAGGGCTTATGCTCACACCAGTGCTGTGCATATACCAGCCAATTCTCAAGCTGCTCTATGGCGCTTAAATCGCTAGTAACAGTACATCCATGAGGTGCCTTCATAGGGAAGCTAAACACAGTCGTTGTGTCAGGCTTCATTACACATGGCTCATTAGGTATGCCTTGGTCTTTCATGAACTGGGTGATTGGGTCTTTGTTATCACCTCTGACTGTCCTGATGTAGTACTGGCTATATCTAGCGTGGATGCCGCTGCTGCTATCCACTAACTGGCTAACAGTACCGGATGGCTTCACACAGGTGATAGCAGCTGACTGTGGTATACCCAGAGACTTAGACACATGGTCATTAGTCATAACAGCTACGTGCTTCATGTCATCCAGTACGTGTGAGATGTTCTTACCGTACTTAGGTGACTTACCAGCCAGCAGCTCGTTGTCCATGATACCCGTAAGAGATACACCTAGAAGACGCTCTGCTTCTGTGTTCTCAGTCCAGATAGGCCGCAAGTACTTCAGGTTAGTCAGGGTAGACTGCCATGTGCCTAGCTTGGTAGCTAAGGCCACCTTGCGCTTCAGTGTCTCTTCTGTGTCACTGGCTCTCACCACTACCTCAGTAAGATTACAGAACTGGTATGGTCTCAGGATAATCTCTGAGCACGGGTTAGTACCGAACTCATGGTCTGCATCACGTCTACCATTCTCAGCTGCTTTCTTCTTGGCAGCCTCACGGTTGAACATGCCACGCTCACCAGACTTTGATTCAACCAGTGCAAGCCATTCACGCATGAATGTCTCGATGTCAGGCTTATGCTTGTAGCAAGCTGAATTGTTAGCCAGTGCTCGTTGACCGTTATGATCCCACCATGCACCTGCCTTTGCGTGTCTCATCTGGTCGTCATTCAGGTTAGACAAGCTGATGAGTGCTGACCTGCGTACACCACCTACAACTACAATCTCACCAATCTTACAGGCGATATCATGAGCCTCGATAGGATA